TATACAGGTATATCAGGTAATGATTTTACAGGATGCACTAGAGGTGCAAATAGCACCACAGCAGCAGCAATAGCAAATGGTACTACAGTAACACAATTTGATGGTGGTGGTGTTCCTAGAAACATAGTTAGAACTCCAGACAACAACTATCTATTATACCCTTATCCAGATAAACAATACACACTTATCTTTGATTATTTTACATTCCCATCTGATCTATCAGCTCATGGAGATACTACAAGTATTCCAGATAGATTTGCACCTGTAATTGTAGATGGTGCTTCTGCTTTTGTTTATCAATACAGAGGTGAAACACAACAGTATCAATTAAACTTTGCTAGATTTGAGCAAGGTATTAAAAATATGCAAAGTCTGCTCATTAATAAATATGAGTATGTACGATCCACAGTTATTATTGCCCCTAGAGGTTCCGCTAACTTTATGGGTGGAGTTGTTTCCTAATGCCAGATCTATCTCAAGCTCAACCTGCAGCATTTAACTGTGAGGGTGGCTTAGTTTTAAATCGTTCTACGTTTCTAATGCAACCTGGCGAGGCATTGGAATTAGAGAACTTTGAGCCTGACATTGAGGGTGGTTACAGAAGAATAAATGGTTTTCGTAAATATGTAAATCATCAAGTTCCTCAAACATCTGACTCTAGTGAAAAAATTCTTATGGTTGCTACTTTTGCAGATAAAGTGTTAGCAGCCAGAGGTGAAAAAATATTTAGTTCTTCATCCACTGAGCTTGCAACTAAAATTGTTTCTAGCACAGGTATGACAGGTTCTGGAACTATAACTGTAGATTCTACAACAGGATTTTCTTCTAGTGGAACTCTGCAGATTAACGATGAAATATTTACGTATACTGGAGTTACCTCTATTAGTTTTACAGGTGTAACTCGTGCTGCATCAAGTACAACTGCTGCTGATCATGCTGTTGATGATGTAGTATCAGAATCTTGGACTGAAAGAGATACTGGCAGAACCAGTGCAGATAAATACAATTTTGAAAGATATAACTTTGATGGTAACGAAAAGATTATAGTTGTTGATGGTGCAAATGCTCCAACTATTTTTAACTCTTCTCTATCAGCAACAGATGTAACGTCACCTAATTCGGCAACAGGTGAAACAACTCAGTTAGGTGCAGATATATCTTCAGGAACAGGTATGTCAGGTTCTGGAACTATAACAGTTAAATCAACTACAGGTTTTAATTCTAGTGGTTCTATTTTAATAAATAACGAAACATTCTCTTACACAGGTAAAACAGATACTTCTTTTACAGGTGTAACAAGAGCAACATCAAATTCTACAGCAGATGATCACACTACAGGAGATATAGTATCTGATTTATTTCCCCCCACAGTAACAGGTGCAAAACACGTAATTGCATTTAAAGAACACATGTTTTATGCAGGTATGTCAAGCACACCACAAGAGTTAGTATTTAGTGTACCTTTTGAAGAAGATAATTTTTCTGTAGCAATAGGTGGTGGTAGTATAAGAGTTGATGATGTTATAGTGGGTTTAAAAGTTTTTCGTAGTGATTTATTTATATTTTGTGAAAACAGAATATTTAAGTTATCAGGAAGTTCACAAGCTGACTTTTCAATGATTCCTGTTACTAGAAACATAGGTTGTGTAAATGGTAACACTATCCAAGAGTTTGCAGGTGATCTAATTTTTCTTGGACCTGACGGACTCAGAACTGTTGCTGCTACTGCAAGAATTGGTGATACGGCTCTTGGTGCGATTACACAGAATGTGCAGTCTATTTTTGATGCTAACATTAAAGACTCTACAATATTTGAAAGTGTAGTAATACCAGACAAAACACAGTATAGGATATTCTTTTCAAAAGCAGGACAGGGTGAAAAACTAACAAGAGGTATTGTTTGTGTTAGAAGAGCAGACAAGTTTGAGTTTTCAGAAATACGTGGAGTAAAACCTTCAGCTACAGATGCTTTAGTTGTTGATGGAGATGTTACAGTTATACACGGTGATTTTTCAGGATATGTTCACAGACAAGAAAAAGGTAATACTTTTGATGGTACAGCAATACTAGCAAGATACAGAAGTCCTGATTTAAGTTTTGGAGATACTGGTGTTAGAAAACACATGCAAAGAGTTATCCTTAACTTTAAACCTGAGTCAGCAATAGATGCAGATCTTTTTGTTCGTTATGACAATGAGGCATCTGACTCTGCTAGACCTGCAGCATATCCTCTAGACAGTTCTCAGGTTGCAGCACAGTTTGGCACTGCAACTTTTAGCACCACTAGTAGTGCCGCACAGTTTGTTTTTGGTGGTCCATCACAGCCACTTGTAAGACAGTCAGTAGAAGGATCAGGTTTTTCTGTTGCATTAAGAATTAAAGATGGTGGCGAAACAGCACCATATTCCCTGAAGGGGTTTCAATTAGAATATTTAGTAGGAGCAAGACGTTAGATGGGTAATACATACACGAGACAATCTAGTTTTACAGACGGTGATGTTATTACTGCCGATCTGTTTAACAACGAATATGATCAACTTTTAGCTGCTTTTGCAGCAAGCACAGGACACACCCACGATGGTACTGCTGCAGAAGGTGGACCTATTACTAAGCTATTAGGCACAAGTATTACCATCGGTGATGGTACAACAGGTACAGATATTACTGTAACCTTTGACGGTGAGACTAATGATGGTGAACTTAAATGGATGGAAGACGAAGACTACTTTGAGTTTTCTGATGACATTCTTGTAGCTTCCGATGAAAAAATACAGTTTCGTGACACAGCTATTTACATTAATTCTAGTGCTGATGGTCAGCTTGATCTTGTTGCAGATACAGAAATACAAATTGCTGCTACAACAGTAGATATAAACGGTAATGTAGATGTATCAGGAACACTTACCGTTGCAGGTGCTGTAGACTTTGGTGATGCTGCTTTATCAAATGTAGGTGCAGTACAACTAGATAGTATATTTGGAGATGGTGATACTGACACAGGTATTACGTTTAGTGGTTCTGATGTAATTACAATTACCGCAGGTGGTGAGACACAAGTAACATTTAACAATGGGTCAATACTTCCTACAACAGACGATGATGTAGATTTAGGTTCTAGTTCTTTTGAGTTTAAAGATGGTTACTTTGACGGTACACTTCATGCAGATGCAATAAACTTTAATGGTACAGCCATTACAGCAACTGCTGCTGAACTTAATATTCTTGATGGTGTTACATCTACGGCTGCAGAGTTAAATATATTAGATGGTGCTACAGTAGTTGTAGGAGAGATTAATGCCCTTGATTTAGGTTCTACAGGCACAGGTACTGCTATTAACTCTAAAGCAGTTGTACTAGATGCTAACAAAGACTACACTGGTATAAGAAATCTTACACTTACAGGTGATCTCACTATTGGTGGTGATGATCTTACTATGGGTACTAATACTTCAGGACATCTTCTTATTGCAGATGGTACAAACTTTAATCCTACGGCTGTAGGTGATTTATCTGAGATTAGTACGGTTGCTAACGATGACGTATTTCTTGCTGTAGATACATCTGGTGGTGGTCTTAAAAAAATTACACGTAGCACTATAGTTTCTGGTCTTGCTGTTAGTGGTGCTGCTATATCTAACGTAGTAGAGGATAGCACTCCACAGTTAGGTGGCAACCTTGATATGAATGGTAACGATATTGTTACTACATCAAATGCTGATATTGACCTAGCACCTAACGGTACAGGTAAAGTAGTTGTAAAAGGTAACACTAATCCTGGTACTGTAGTATTTAATTGTGAGTCTAACTCTCATGGTCAAACAGTTAAATCACAACCACACTCAGCCTCTGTTACTAACGTATTAACTCTACCTCCTGGTGGTGATCAAGAGATAGTTGGTACGACAGCAACACAAACACTTACAAACAAAACTATGGGTGCTACTAGTTTTGGTGACAACAACATTACTAATGTTGGTGACATTGCTCTAGATTCTATCAGTGCTGATGGTACAGATATTAACGTAGCTGTATCTGATAACTCAGCTACTGCATTTACAATTAAACAAGGGTCAGATAATTATTTTGTAGTTGATACAGGTAATAGTAGTGAGTCTATCGCTATTGGTACAGGTGTATCTGGCACAGCTATTACAATAGGACACAGCACTTCGGAAGTTACAGTAGCAGATAACCTTACAGTTACAGGTGATTTAACTGTATCGGGTACAACCACAACGGTAAACTCTACCACTGTAAATCTTAACGATCACAACATCGTTCTTGACAGTGGCAACAGCACATCTGCTGTAATCAACGGTGCAGGTATTACAATAGAAGGTGGT